CACACATTAGATGACGGTGTAGAAGAACTCATCAAGGGTTACACATACTTGAAAAATAATATTTACGGTAATGTATAATGGGCGCATCTAATCATTACGTTAATAATGCAGATTTTTTAGCTGCTCTTATAAAGTATAAAATTGATTGTGAAGAAGCGCAGAAAAACAACACATCAGAACCAAAGATTCCGAATTATATTGGCGAATGTTTTTTAAAGATAGCTGATCATTTATCCCGTAAACCTAACTTTATTTCGTATACGTACCGTGATGAAATGATATCGGATGGTATAGAAAACTGTATCATGTATTTTCGTAATTTTGATCCAGCAAAGTCTAAGAATCCATTTGCTTACTTTACACAGATAATTTATTATGCTTTTCTGCGTAGAATTATGCGTGAAAAGAAACAACTGTATGTAAAGTATAAAGCAACACAACAGTTTGGATTACTTGATGAAGGAGAAATGTATGAAGATGAAAATGGCCATATGAAACAGTTTGAGCTTTATGACAATATATCAGAGTTTATTTATAATTTTGAAGAAAGTAAAAAGAATAAGAAAAAGAAAAAGTCGGAAGGTTTGGAACAATTTATTGACGAAAATTTAGAAGATTAATATGAAATTATGTGTGCTTGGTGATACTCACTTCGGTATGAGAGGTGATTCGTTGGACTTTCATAAATACATTGAGAAGTTCTACACGAACATCCTCTTTCCTTACCTCAAAGAAAATGGCATCACTACCATTATACAACTTGGCGATTTATTTGACCGCCGTAAGTTTGTCAACTTCAATTCACTTTATCTATGCCGTAAATATTTCTTTGATAAACTCGCAGAGAACAACATCACGTTTATCACATTCCTTGGTAACCATGACGTTGCATTCAAAAACACCCTTCAGGTTAACTCCTCACAGTTACTTCTAAACGGTTATGACAACATTACTGTATTGGATACTTTTACTACAATGCAGTTTGGTGGCATTGATGTTGATCTTGTACCTTGGATATGTGATGATAACGAAGTTGAAATAACACAAAAACTCAAAGACTCTAAATCGCAAATCGTTTTCGGTCATTTTGAAATAGCAGGATTTGAAATGGATCGTGGTAATGTTTGTCATGAAGGTATTGACAAGTCCATATTCAACAAGTATGATATTGTTTTATCTGGACATTTTCATCATCGGTCAGATGACGGACATATCTATTACGTTGGCACACCTTATGAGATGACATGGTCTGACTATAATGACCCACGTGGCTTTGTCATTTTTGATACGCAAACACGTGAACAAGAGTTCGTCAAAAATCCTTATCGTATGTTTCATAAATTGAACTACAAAGATGAGATAGAAAACTTTGCAGAACAATATAGAACCTTTGATTACTCAATCTATGAGGGCAGTTATGTCAAGGTTGTAGTTGTCAATAAAACTAATCCGTTTTTGTTTGATTTGGTAATTGATAATCTTTATAAAGCAGGAGTAGCTGATATTTCCATTGTAGAAGACTTTACCGATACTGCAATTATTACCGATGATGAACTTGTTGATCAAACCGAAGATACAGTAACGATATTGGCAAAGTACATTGATAACTTGACATTGAATGTTGATAATGATACACTGAAAGGTCTTATGCGCGAACTTTATGTGGAAGCACTGAATACAGAGATTGAATGATATTATTCAAAACCCTTAGATGGAAAAATCTGCTAAGTACAGGTAATTACTTTACAGAAATAAAACTAAACGGCAACGCAAACACTTTAGTTATCGGAACGAATGGTTCTGGTAAGTCTACAATGTTGGATGCATTATGCTTTGCTCTGTTTGGCAAACCGTTTCGGAACGTCAACAAACCTAATCTTGTAAATTCCATAAATAACAGAGATTGTGTTGTTGAAATTGAGTTTTCTATTGGTAATAAAGAATACAAGATTGTTCGTGGTATCAAACCGAATGTGTTTGAGATATACCAAGACGCAGTTTTGCTGAATCAAGATGCGGCTGTAAGAGACTATCAAGACTATCTAGAGAAGTTTATTCTCAAACTAAACTACAAGTCTTTCACGCAGATTGTTATTCTTGGTTCAGCATCCTTTACTCCGTTCATGCAGTTATCTGCTGCTGATCGTCGTGCAATCATTGAAGATTTGTTAGACATTCAAATCTTTTCTACAATGAACAGCCTCGTCAAAGACAGACTTTCAATCAACAAAGATGTGACCGTTGGACAAAAGAATGAAATAGTTGTACTCAATCAACGATATGAGTTGAAGAAGGAACACCAAGACAAACTCAATCAAGATAACGAAGCAAAGGTAAAAGAACATGAGAGTGAGATTCAAAGTAGTAGAGAGACCATTGGCACCCTATCAAATGAAATTGACTTGTTGGGCAAACAAATCTTCACACTGGATGCCATCGTGGCAAAAGCACCTGAAAATGAGAGGAAGATTGCGGCGTTTAGAAAAGTTGAATCGCAAATTGAAAGCAAAATATCCAAAATTGTATCGGATAAACATTTCTATGAACACAATGCTGATTGTCCAACGTGCAGGCAAGCCATTACCCTGGAGTTCAAAGAAGGACAACTTGGGGATATTCTATCAAAGGAACAAGAACTTACTGGCGGTTTGACTGAACTCACTGAAAAAATAGATGCACAACAAAAAATATTAGATGAGATAAGATCAAGTGAAAAAGTTTTACAGAAAGCACGAATTGAATTAGCAACAAAACAAACAGGCAAATCTGGCTTAGAATCTGCTATCAAGAAGTTAGAAAAACAAATTCAAGACTTGAAAAAACCTATATATGAGCATACTGATGGAAATGAACTTGAGGCTTTACAAAAACAGATTGACGAAGGTCAAGATTTGCTGAAGCAATTACTAGATGAGAAAGCGTACTTTGATGTTGCTGCCACGCTGTTGAAAGACAGCGGTATCAAAACAAATATTATCAAACAATATTTGCCTGTGATCAACAAACTCATCAACAAATATTTGACAAGCATGGACTTCTTTGTCAACTTCAATCTTGATGAGTCATTCAAAGAGACAATCAAATCAAGACACCGTGACGATTTTGGGTATCACAACTTTTCAGAGGGTGAGAAACAGCGCATTGATATGGCGTTGATGTTGACATGGAGAGCAATAGCAAAGCTGAAGAACTCTACGAACACCAATCTGCTGATACTTGATGAAGTATTTGATTCATCATTAGATGTAACTGGCACAGAAGAGTTGATGAAGATTCTTCATGCGCTTGATGATGTAAATCTGTTTGTCATCAGCCATAAGGGTGATATACTTCAAGACAAGTTTGCCAATACGATTCGGTTTGATAAAATAAAGAACTTTTCAAGGATAGTGACATGAGTGAAATACTAACAATTGATACAACAGCTAGTTTACCACCTAGCTTACAACAATCAGATAGAATTGACCCTTTGCCTGTTTTTGGTGAAGAGCATCCTTTACTCATGAAAAGAATGCCAGAATATACTGGCGGATATCCAGCACCAGCGTTAGTGAAGTTGGCTAAACGATTGAAGATGACTATGAAGTTATATTCTGGTTTAGGTCTTTCTGCAAATCAATGCGGTGTTTCAGAAAGAATATTTGTGATGGGCACAGAAGATTTTCAATTAGTGTGTATCAATCCAAAAGTGATTGAGCATGGGACGAACGAAAAAGGAAAAGAAGGTTGTCTTTCTTTTCCAGGACTATTTTTGAATGTTGAACGACCTGAATGGATTGTCGTTGAGTTTACCGATGAAAATGGTACGGTAAGCAAAACAAGACTTGATGGTATTTCTGCAAGATGTTTCTTACATGAGCTTGACCACTTGAACGGAATCAAGTATACTGAATTAGTGAAGCCACTTGCATTGAAAATGGCAAGACAAAAAGCAAACAAGATTGTTAAGAAAATTGTTAGGGATCAAAACAATGGAAAATAAAGAAATTACAGAATCAGGTAAGTATGAGAATTGCATGGAGTTGCTTACAGATGAATATCAACCGCCAACATTGAATCGGTTCTTTGGTGAAAGTGATGAAGAAGATGAACAAGGTGGTGTTGATGTTGATAATGTTGAATGGAAAAAACACTGGACTGGTATGCCAGAGTTTGTCCAGAACGACAAGAAAACATATAAAACATTGTATGTACATTTTCGTAGCAAAGAAGATTATGAAGACTTTGCAAAAGTCATTGATCAAAATCTCAGTGAGAAAACAAAATCTATCTGGCATCCAAAACTTGAACGTGACCAAAATATGTTGAAGAGATGGATTGAAGATTGAGTTCTCCAAAAATAATTATGCCATACTTGGTTCAAAACGGGCTAAGTATTCATAGTGACAGAATATTTGGTGGCATAGAGCGATTCAAAAAGCTTGTCTATGACAATATAGACAACGTGATTCCTGTTGAGATTACAAAAGAACAAAGAAAAAACAGAACAGGTGCAGGCGTATTTCACTTTGAAATGTGGCAAAATCAACCAGACATCATTTTTATTAATGATATGTCAAAGGTTTATGGTAGTGACTTAATGCGTTACGACTTACCTATGGTATGGCTGTGTCATGAACCACTTGAGCGAACGATCATGATGGTAGAAATGATCAAACGCTTCAATGATTTTACAAACAAAGGTGGACATCTTTATTTTGTATCACAAAATCAACATGAGTTTTATGATGCGAATTGCAAAAGACTCACGGGTAGTTCAATCAAAGGTGTAAAGGGGTACATCAACTCCGCATGTGTTACTGGCAATGAACAAGTGTACATGAATGATAGAGAGTTTGATGCTGTAACTGTAGGTAGAACTTTGAGTAGCAAAGATCCATTTTGGGTACATAGAAAATTAGAAAACACAAGCCTATCATCTGCTGTAATCACAGGAGATGTGAACTCATCAAAGAAAGATAAAGAGAAAAGCTATTTTGAAGTGAATCAAAAGTGGCAAAGTCCTCAACACACATTCAGAGGACTAGCACATAAAAATACTTTACATACTATGTCAAAGGGTGGTGTTTATGTTTCTACATGTACTTTTGAAAGTTGGGGTATCACAGCCCTTGAAGCATTGAGTCATGGTTTACCGTTGCTTCTTGTAACAGATTCGTCTGGTAAACATTCAAGTACAACGATTGCTGCATCAACAAATCATTACGGAAATGTTTCAAAGACAATCAAATCAAACGAAATAAAAGGAATTATCAAAGAGATGAATGAAATTTCTTTGACAGAAAGACAAAATATTGCTAAAATGACGCAAGAGAAACACAGTTTGAAAAAATTTAAAGAGACAATGAACAAAGTTTTTAGAGATGTGCTATGACGAATCCAAAATATCCAGTTTATATTATATCTAAAGGCAGACATGAAACGATGATTACTTCTCGTTCTTTGAATAGAATGAGAGTGCCGCATTACATTTCTGTAGAGCCTCAAGACTTAGAACCATACCAAGAAGCAGTAAGAAAGTTTAACCTAGACATGGTAACTTTACTAGAGTTACCTTTTAGCAATCATGGTGATGGTCCTGGTCGTGCAAGAAATTGGTGTTGGGATCATTCAATTTCTATCGGTGCAGAAAAACATTGGGTGCTTGATGATAACATTTCAGACTTTTACCGCCTTCACAAGAATGAAAGAATTCGTGTCGAGTCTGGTGTAATCTTCAAAGTAGCAGAAGACTTTGTGGACAGATTTGAAAATGTGCCAATCTCTGGCTTTCAGTATAGATTCTTCATTGCACCAAATCAGAGTTATCCACCGTATGTAAAGAACACACGAATCTATTCTACACTACTCATTTCAAATGATTGTAAACATCGTTGGCGTGGTCGTTACAATGAAGATACTGATATCTGTCTGCGTGTATTGAAAGATGGTGATTGTACAATTCAGTTCAATGCATTCTTACAGGGTAAAGCAGCAACACAAACTGTCAAGGGTGGTAATACCGAAGAGTTCTATCACAAAGAAGGTCTAGAGAAAAACTTTTGGACAGAAGGTATCAACTCAGAAGGTACAAGAAACAAATCAGAGATGCTGGTACGTATGCATCCTGATGTTGCACGAATGGTGTGGAAGTATAAACGATGGCATCACTATGTTGATTATTCTCCATTCAAGAAAAATGAATTGCGTTATAAAAAAGACATCACATTGTCTGAAGGTGTCAACGACTATGGTATGAAACTGATAACAAATTTCGGTGCTTGACAAAGCGTTTTCTCCATGATATCATTACCAAATGATGATTGATTGGAGAAAAAGATGTCAACTTTGCAACAAACTGTAGGGCGCTTGACAAAGCCCACGGGTTCATATATAATGATTGTTCAATGATGATTGAGGTTATCTAATGAGCAACATTCAAAATCAAAAGTCTGGGCTTGCCAAACTGATGGCAACCGAGAATCTTACTGTTCAACATGCCAAAGTAC